GTCTCTGCTGAAGATACGGCCGATGCGCTGGCCACGCTGAACATGATGCTCGGCCAGTGGGATGCTGAGCGCCTGAGCGTCTATCACCTGGTCGATACGGCGCATCAGGCGAACGGATCAGTTTCCTACACGGTCGGCCTAGGCGGCGACTTCAACGTCACGCGGCCGATCAAGATCAACGCCGCCTATGCGCGCCTGCAAAGCAGCGGCGCCGGCAGCGCGGTCGATTACCGGATCTCGATGATCGACGCGCGCGAAGACTATTCGCGCATCAGCCTCAAAACGCTGTCGTCGTTCCCTGAGTGGGCGTTCTACGACTCGGCCTATCCGCTTGGCACCCTGTTTCTGTACCCGGTCCCGAACAGCAGCTACGAGCTGCACATCGTGACGATGGAGACGCTGCCGCAGCTTGCGACGGCCGGAACATCAGTCAACCTGCCGCCGCCGTATCTGGCCGCGCTGCGCTACAACCTCGCGATCTACCTGTGCCCGTCCTATCAGCTTGAGCCGACGCCGTCACTGGTGCGCCTCGCGATGAACGCCAAGCGCGTGATCAAACGGATGAACACGCAGATTCCGCAACTGACGATGCCGCGCGGTCTGATGTCGAAATCCCGCTACAACATCTACAGCGACAATTCGAGCAACTGATGCGCATCCCGCTCACATCCGGCGCGTACCAGACGCGCAGCGTTATTGCTGAAGCGCAGCGCAGTGTGAACCTGTACGCCGAAGCTAATCCTCAGGATGCGCCGTGCCCGTTCACCTACTATCCGACACCGGGCCTGACGCTCGTTTCGACGCCGCCAGGTGAGGGTGAATGCCGCGCGATCTATACCGCGAGCAACGGTAATCGCTATGACGTGGTCGGGCAGAGCGTGTATTCGGTCAGTGCCACGAACGCCTATACCGCGCTTGGGCTGCTCACCTCGACGGGTGGGCCTGTCTCGATGGTCGACAACGGTACCGATGTATTTATCGTCGACGGCACTGTGAACGGGTTCACGATCGATCTGGAGACCAATGTCATGTCTCCCGTTTCCGATCCGGCGTTCTATGGTGCTGACAAGGTCGATCTGGTGGATGGGTATTTCCTGTTCAACCGGCCCGGCACACCGCAGTTCTACATTTCCCTGTTCGACGGGATCACGTTCGACCCGCTCGACATTGCATCGAAATCGACCTATTCCGACAACCTCGTGACCCTGGCCGTCATGCACCGGGAAATCTGGCTGTTCGGCGAACTCACAACTGAGGTTTGGTACAACACCGGCGCCTCAGACTTCACCTTTGGCCGCATGCCGGGCGTGTTCATCGAGCATGGCTGCGCGGCCAAGCATTCGGTCGCGAAGATCGATCTCGCGCTGTTCTGGCTCGGGCAGGATCTGCAAGGGCAGAACGTGGTATTCGCCGGCCGAAACTACATCGCCGAGCGGATTTCGACACATTCGATCGAGCAGGCGCTGGCCGGCTATTCGCGCGTTGACGATGCAATCGGCTTCTCATACCAGCAGGGCGGCCACGCCTTCTATGTGCTGACGTTCCCGACCGCGAATGCGACATGGTGCTTCGATGTGGTGACCGCGCAATGGCATCAGCGCGCATATCTGGAAGCCGATGGCACACTCAGCCGCCACCGCATGAACTGCCATTCGTTCAATGCGGGCCGCAATCTGGTTGGCGACTGGCAGACGGGTAACGTCTATGCGCTCGACCCGAATGCCTACACCGATAACGGGACGACGATCGAATACATCCGGGCATTCCCGCACATCCTGGGCAGCGACGGCAACCGCGTGATGTTCCGCCAGTTCATCGCAGACATGGAAGTCGGCAACGGGCTGCCTGACGACTCCGATTCACCTGAAATCCGGCTTCGCTGGAGCGATGACCGGGGCCGAAGCTGGGGGAACTGGATTCAGGGATCACTCGGCAAGCTTGGCGAATACCTGACCTCAATCCAGTTCCAGCGACTCGGCTATTCGCGTGATCGTGTGTTTGAGCTGTCGTGGTCAGCGCCGGTCAAGACTGCGCTCAACGGCGCGTGGGTTGATGTTTCGAGGTCGCGCACGTGAGCGACGCGACCAACAGCAACATCCCGAATCCCGGGGTTCCGTTCCTCGATTCGAGCGGGCGCATTACGCAGGTCTGGTGGGCTTTTCTGCTCGCGATCTTCCAGCGGACAGGCGGCAGCGGGACGCCGACGCCGCCGACGCAGATCGACTATTCGCCGCTGATCGACGCTCAGGCACCATATCCGCCCGCTGCGATCGATCCGTATGGCGTCGCGCTGGCGCCGGTGGCTGCGCCGCAAATTGTGTTCGATGCGCCGCCGGATGCCGTGGCCGCTCCGTATATCCCGGCCGACCCGATCGAGGACATTTTCACCGCTGGCACCGACTTTACGCCGGGCACGACGGTGAGCCTGGCGCTTTCGAAGGTCTATGCGTCTGCGCCTGCAGTTCTCGTGCATTTCGATGGCACGTTTCAGGCAACGGACCAGTACAGCGTTTCCGGCAACACGATCACTTTCACGTCGGCCATTCCGGTTGGGGTGTCCAAAGTCTATGCGCGAGGCTAAAGCATGACGACCAAATATCGCGAAATGGTGGCGGCCCAGACGCTGACCACCAGCGCAGTTTCGTATTACACGACGCCCGGCGGCACATATGGTGCGATCCACGCGGGCAGCATCTGCAACCCGACCGGCGCCGTCGTCACGGTGAATATCTACAAAGTGCCGAGCGGCAACACGGCCGGCTCGCCCACGAAGATCGCCAGCAAATCTGTTGGCGCGGGCGCGACGATCGCAGTCCCGGAACTGGTGAACCACAAGATGGAGCCGGCCACGCAGCTTTACGCCGATGGCCTCGCCTGCACGCTGAACATCAGCGGTATCGAATACGTCCCGAGTTGATCAATGAAAAATTTTCTGAAAATTGCCGAAGGTGTCGATGTGATGCCGCTCCTGATGGCGATGAAACGCACTCCGGAACTGTGGAATCAGAACACGCTGCGCACGACGCATGAGAACTCGCCGCATACGCAGGTTTCCGACATCTGGCTGCGGTTCAACGACCTGAAGCCATATGAGAGCGGTGCCGACATTGCGGGCGTTCTGGACCAGCATGAATCGATCTGGTATCCGGCGATTGACTATCTACCGCAGGCCCGGCAACTCATTTTTGCCGTGATGGCGCGCGTGGAAGGCGAGCGCCTCGGGCGTGTCCTAATCACCTCGCTTGAGCCCGGCAGCCGGATCGATCCGCATCCGGATAGCGGCGACCATGCGCGGTACTTCGAGCGGTTCCATATCGTCATCCAGTCCACGCCCGGCATGATCTTTCGCTGTGGCGATGAACAGGTGCAGATGAAAACCGGTGAGGTCTGGTGGTTCCAGAATCAGATCGAGCATGAAGTCATCAACAACGGATCGGATACGCGCATCCATCTGATCGTAGACATCAAGACGACCACACGATGATCACTACAGCCGTCGAATCGCTCCGTGAAGGCATCGAAGAACTGAAGGTTCTCCTGCCCGTTCATTACCGAGAACTCGCCCTGAACAAGGACAAGGTGCCGCTTCGCCCGCTATACGACCAGTATTTCAGGCTTGAAGAAAGCGGGAACTTGATGTACGTCACGTTGCGTGAGGCGGGTCGGCTAGTCGGCTACTTCATCGGCTTCATCCGTCCACACATGCACTACGAGACGATGCTTGTTTGCACGATGGATATTTTCTATGTCGATCCGGAAAAGCGCACCGCCAATCCGCGCGCGGGCGTGAAGCTGTTCCGTGCGGTCGAGAAGGAAGCAGCGCGGCGCGGTGTGCAAAATCTCGTCGTCGGCTCGAAGCTGCATAAGGACGCAAGCATTCTTTTCAAATACCTTGGTTTTGACCCAATCGAAACCTATTACGCAAAGTGGATCGGGGGCTGATATGGCTATTGTGATTGGCGGCTCTATTGCAGCAGCCGGCGCGATTGGCGGCGCTGCCATCAGTTCAAGCGCGTCGAAGAGTGCTGCTAATACTCAGGCACAGGCCGCAGAGGACGCTGCACACCTCCAGAACGATCAGTGGAATCAGACACAGGCCAATCTCGCGCCGTACATGAATCTCGGCACGAGCAACATCAACGCGCTGCAGACCGCGCTGACGAACCCGATGTTGACGAAGCAGTTCACGGCGCCGAGCGAGGGTGATGCATATGCGTCGCCGGGCTACCAGTTCACCCTGAATCAGGGGCTGAAGTCTGTCCAGAATAGCGCCGCTGCGCGCGGTTTAGGTGTGTCCGGTGCTGCGCTGAAGGGTGCGGCGAGTTACACGACCGGGCTCGCAGATTCGACCTACAACGACGTGTTCAACCGTGCATTGCAGACGTTCAACACGAACTACAGCAGCGCCGCGAACAATGTGAACCGTTTGCAGAGCGTCGTGGCGAGCGGTCAGAACGCGGCTGCAACGAATGGATCTCTCGGTGCAGCCGCAGTCGGCAACATCGGCAATACGCTGACGAGTGGCGCGAATGCACAGGCGGCCGGCACTGTCGGTAGCGCCAATGCGCTCGCGAGCGGTCTCAATGGCGTCGGCAACAGTGCGCTCACATATGGCCTGATGACGAACAACGCAGGCGCCGCCGCGCCGGCCAGTGCGGCGGCTGCGGGCAGCAATCAGTACGGCTTCACGATCTAGGAAAAAACATGCCAATCGATCCGAGCATTGCTCTGAATGCGAACGCGCCGAAGCCGATCAATCCGCTGCAACAGGCGCTGTCAGTCGCTCAGTTCCGCGCGCTCAATGCCAGCGGCCTCGCGCAGCAACAGCAGCTCGACGCGAACCGCGCCACGTCTGCGGCCTATCAGCAGGCTACGGATCCGACAACCGGCCAGGTCGACAACAACAAGCTGGTCGGCATCCTGAGCCAGGATCCTGCTGCAGCCTACAACCTGCCGCAGGTAATCCAAGGCATCAACACGCAGAAGCAGCAGCAACAGACGCTGCAAACCGGCCAGATCGATCAGTCGCTGAAGGCTCAGACTGCCTTGCGTCAAGGGCTCGGCAGTCTGCTGACGAAAGCGGACCTTTCTCCGCAGGACGTGCAGGGATTCGCGACGACACAGTTGCAATCCGGTGCGATCACGCCGCAGATTTACCGGGCCGAAATGCAGTCGATGCCGCAGGATCCTACGCAACTTCGACCGTGGCTTGCGCAGCACTTCCAGTCGGTATTGTCTGCTGAACAGCAGATGGCGAACATGAAACCGCAGTATTCGACGATCAATACCGGCCCCGCGAATATCGCCGTCAATCAGAACCCGTATGCAGTCGGCCCGAATGGACAGCAAATCGGCGTCGGCACGGTCGGTTACACGGTGCAGAACGGCCTTTCGCCGTCGGATGCCGCGACGCCGGTCACGGTCAACCAGAACGGCCAGCCGACGATGATCCCGAAGGCGCAATTCGCCGCCGGCGGCCAGCCTGGGCAGACGCCCGGTGCGCTTCCCGGTGGTGGATTCTCTGCGGCACCGCCCATCGGCGCCGACAAGGTGGCGAGCGATGCCGCCGCACGCTACAGCTCACTGCAATCCGCCGCCGCGCAGGCGAAACCGCTGATGCAGACATACGATCTGGCCGCGCAGAACATCCAGGGCACGCTCACCGGCAAGGGTGCGAATTCCGCACTCAATGTACCGGCGATCCTGAACACGTTTGGTATTCAGGCTGGATCGGATGCCGTCAAGAACAATCAGTTGCTCGTTCAATACCTGAACAGCGCGGCAGATCAGGCAGCGGCATCGCTGGGCCTCTCGGGCAGCGATTCGCGCCTCGCCGCGGCAAAGGCCGGCCAGCCCGATCCGCACAACATGAACGCGCCGGCGCTGCTCGAATCGATCCAGCATGTGAAGGGCTTGCAGCAGGCCGTGCTTGACCGTCAGCAGGCGACCACAAATTTCCTTTCGTCGAATGGCAACAACACCGGCGCGCTGCCGCAGTTCGAATCGAAGTGGAATCAGTCGTTCAACCCGGATGTTTCCTATATTCGCTCGCTCAGCAGCCCGCAGGAACAGCAGGCCGCCATGCAGAAACTGAAGTCTGACGGCAAGCTCCAGCAATGGACGAATGACTATCAGGCCATGAAGGCGCTCGGGGCATTCTGATGCCAGATATCCAGGGGTTCATCCAGCAATACGCGCCGGTCGCAGCCAGTGTCAGCCAGCGGATCGGCGTCGCGCCCGATGTGCTGCTCGGACAATGGGGACTTGAAACCGGGTGGGGAAAGTCGGTCATTCCCGGCACGAATAACCTTGGAAACATCAAGGGGCCGGGCGTCGCCGCGACGGATAACCAGACCGGCTCAAACGACCAGTACCGCGCGTACGCCAACCCGCAGGCCTTCGGCAACGACTTCGCAAACCTGATCAGCAGCAATTACAAGGGCGCCGTTGGATCGGGTTCTGACGCTGCTGCATATGGCAAAGCGCTGAAGGCTGGTGGCTATGCCGAAGACTCTGGCTACGCGAACAAGCTGGCCGGCGCGGTGGGAATGGTGAGGAAATTCGGGGACTCGATTGCATCCGCTCTGTCTGGCTCGGCGAACGCTGCCGAACTCAGCCCGCAGCAGATGAGCGCGCCCGTTATCTCGGCTACTGGACAACAGATCATGCCGCAAGCAAAACCGCAGTCCGCGCCGGCCGCATCAGCGCCGCCGGCATCAACAGGCGATCCCTTGCTGGATATGGCGAATTCAGTCCAATCAGGCTCGGGCACCCCTTCTGCCGCTGCTACGCCGCCGTCAGTTTCGCCAAATAGCACGTCAACCGCTGACGATCCGCTGCTTGCGATGGCGAATAGCGTGATGAGCGGAAAGGCCGCTGCGCCCGCTGCCGTGACGCCACCCACAGCAACGCAGCCTACTATCAACAGCCAGCCGTGGCAGGCACCAGGCTCAGTCACCATGGGTATCGGTGATGCGATCAAGGGCGGCGTCCAATCGCTCGCGCATGGTGGCGCATGGCTCGCGAACAAAATCGCTCCCGACGCTCAGTTCACGAAAGACCTCAACACCGCGCTTCCCCAGATCGACCAGACTATCCAGTCGCAGGATGCTCAATATGCGGCGCAGCGTGCGGCGGCCGGCGGGAATGGAATCGACATCGGCCGTGGAGTAGGCAACGCAATTGGCTCTATCCCGCTTGCAGCAGCAATGCCGGCCGGTAGCGGCGTATTGGGCGGTATCGGTGCGGGCGCATTGTCTGGAGTCGCTAATAGCCTACTGGAGCCCGTGACTGATACATCCAGAAGCTATGCGAGCCAGAAACTGCAGCAGGCCGGCACAGGGGCTGCAGTTGGCGGTATTGCCAATCCGCTTATGCGTGCCGTCGGTGCAGCCGTATCGCCCGCTGTGGGAGCCGCGCAGCAACGTCTTATTGATGCAGGCGTGCCATTGACGCCGGGGCAGATCTTGGGGGGTGCTGCAGCGCGGACCGAGGCTAAGCTGACTAGCGTTCCATTCGTCGGCGACATGATCAAGAATGGACAGCAACGCGCCGTACAGGGTTTCAACAAGGCCACTTATAACGAAGTCCTTGCGCCGCTCGGGCAGACGTACAGCGGCCCTGTCGGCAATGATGGCGTCGCTGCCGTACAGAAGACAATCAGCACCGCATACGACGACGCGCTATCGAAACTCACGTTCAAGGCTGACCCGCAGTTCCAGTCCGACCTTGGCAACCTGGCGACGATGGCGCAAAACCTTCCCGCTCCACAACAAAGCCAGTTCACGAACGTCCTGAAAAATCAGGTATTCGGGAAACTGTCGCCTCAGGGAGAGATGGATGGCCCAACGTTGAAAGGTGTGCAGAGCGAACTTAGCCGTATCTCC